ATCACAAACGGAGATGACTGATGAACCCTGAGAGAGAGTTGAAAAGACCCTTTCCTGTTAACAAGTTACGTTGGAGAAAGGGGCAAGGAAACAGCGGTGATCTGGTATACATCACAGCCAGGGATGCAATGGATAGGCTGGATGATGTGTTTGGTGTGGGTGGTTGGTCAGACACCTACGAATGGCTTGGTGACAGACTGATGTGCAAGATCTCCTGTCACATGAATGGAACAGGATGGGTCACCAAGTCTGATGGTGCTGAAGACTCAACCATAGAGGCTGTAAAAGGTGCTTACTCAGACTCATTCAAACGTGCAGCCGTCAAGTGGGGAATCGCTAGGTATTTGTATCACCCCAATGCTTTTGATAGTGACAAGCAACCTGCATCATGGGCTACACCTGAAGGCTATGATGCGTTAATGGAGAAAAGACATGGCAAAGAAGAAACCAGTGAAAAACCTTTCTAATGGAAGACGCAAGAAGAACATAGCAGAAAGACAGAGGGATGTTATGGACCGTGATGTGTCTTATGAAAATTTGTACGCAGCCTGTAATAAATTCTTTGATGAGTTTGGGAATTATGAGGGTGATTACGGTGAGATTGGGCAGATGTACTATGACCAACTCCGTAACCGCTACAACTCCGCTAACTGGGTGAACAAGAGGCTTAAAGAGGATTATGTCTCCGACAACCTACACGGGTGCTGGGAAACAACCACCCACTCCCACATCTACACTGACAGTACGTGATGATGAGCAAGAGAACAGGAGGTACTGGTTTGCGCGTCATTGCTACCAACACCGGAGAGAACTGACTCCGTTAGGTAGAACCTGGGAAGAAGCCTTCCTTAAACTGGAAGGCTTTTCTCTCAGGGATTACATGCAATTTTCTAAGAAAAATAAATTGGGGGAGAAATATGGAATTCAGAACAAACCTAGGTGAGAACATTTTCAAGCAGAAGTATGCTTCAAACCCATACGAGACTTGGGATGATCGCGCACATACCGTAGTCAACTATGTCTGTGGTGACATGGATGGTGAGAAGAACAACCTCATGTTAAAGACTGATCGTGATCAGCTTACCCAGTTTATTTCTGACTTCAAGTTCATGCCCGGTGGAAGGTACTTATGGTACGCAGGGAGGGATGCGCGGTTCTTCAATAATTGCTACCTCCTAAAATTAGAAGAGGATACCAGAGGAGGGTGGTCCGGTCTTACTGAAAGAGCCATGTCTTGCCTTATGACCGGTGGTGGTATCGGGGTTGACGTTTCCATCTGTAGACCATCCGGCAGACAGCTACGCAGCACTGGAGGTGTAGCCAGCGGTCCAATTCCTCTCCTGTATACCTTGAATGAGGTAGGAAGGAACGTAATGCAGGGTGGTTCCAGACGCTCTGCCTTGTACGGTTCACTTAGTTGGCAGCACGAGGATGCCCAGAATTTTCTCCACATAAAAAATTGGCATGACATGTACCTTGGAACTCAGAAGGAGTACACCGTAGCAGACATGAAGAAGCTAAACTTCAATTACCCTGCTCCACTTGACATGATGAACATCTCTTTGAACTACGATGACACATGGCTAGAAGGTGGTGAAAATGGGGTTTTCACAGAGAACTGTCGGCAAGCACTGATGACTGGTGAGCCTGGGTTCTCCTTCAACTTCGGAGAGAAGAGTGGTGAAACGCTTCGAAATGCGTGCTGTGAGGTGGTTTCATTTTCAGATTCTGACAGTTGCAATTTAGGCAGTGTCAACCTAGCCAGGATAGAATCAATAGAAGAGATGAAAGATGTGGTAAACTTAGCATCTAAGTTCCTGGTCTGCGGTTTGATCCGTGCCCACCTACCCTATAAGAAGGTGGAGAAGGTAAGGCAGCAGAACTCAAGGATTGGTTTGGGGCTGATGGGTTTGCATGAGTGGTTACTCAAGCGGAGCTATCGGTACGAGATGAACGATGAACTGAAGAAATGGTTATCAACTTATGAACGCGAATCAGAACGTAGCGCAAACGAACACTGTGACAGATTGTTTCTTGCCCGCCCTAGAGGATATAGAGCAGTTGCTCCGACAGGTACCATCTCAATCCTCGCGGGGACTACCTCTGGAGTGGAACCTTTGCACTCCGTGGCATACCGTAGAAGGTATCTTACGGATGGAACGAGATGGAAGCACCAGTTTGTGGTTGACGGCACAGCCGAGCAACTCATAGCGGATGGTGTGAAACCTGACTCTATAGAGTCTGCTGTGGATCTGGCTTCTGATCCAGAGAGAAGGATCAAGTTCCAGTATGATCTGCAGAAGTATGTGGATCAGGCAATAAGTTCCACGTTAAACCTCCCAACATGGGAAGGTGAGGTCAGCGAAGGCAGGGTGGCAGACTTCGCTAAGATTGTAAGGAAGTATGCCAGTGGATTAAGGGGTCTGACCTGTTACCCAAGCGGTGCCAGGGGTGGACAGCCAATAACTTCTGTTCCTTACGAAGAAGCTCACTCCAAGAAGGGGGTGATCTTTGAAGACAACAGTGAGGAGCAGTGCTTATCAGGAGTTTGTAGCTTATGAGAGGTTTACATTACTTATCGGTTGAGGTTTATGATGAGGTGGTAGAGTTAGAAATTATTGAAGAAGAAATAAAGGCTAGTGATGGTGTGTCTTGGTTCGACCCCCACTATGGTCATGGAACTGAAAAAGAATGGAGAGACTATTACCGAAGAAGGTATGACAAAACATACAATATTGGTGAGCCTTGGTATATCGGAAGCCCGAGCGAGTATGTGTCACTTCCAGCACCCATTGAAGATCAACCACCGCATTCTACAGCACCATCCGAATGGATAGCTCTGGCTAGATTTAACGCAATTCAAAAGATAAACAAGATGGGAAAGCCCATAATACACAAATATCATTTAACTTTTTCTTTTGAGCATGCCTGTGTTCCAGACGATGAACTAGACAAATTTCTTGGAAGAAGTTTCCATACCAATAGATTAAAAACATGGTCTAAATTATGGAAATCAGATTTGAAAAGCCTTAAAGAAGCTGAGAGCGCTGTCCTGGGGGAAAAGTTTGAAGACCCCTGGTATGCCGATCTGCCGGGATACGATACACCACAAGGGGTGTATATTTCAGATGGGGAGTACGCACATTGATTGACATTCAAATAGATAGTGAGGAGCAGTGTCTATCAGGAGTCTGTAGCTTGTAATGTTAGATTGGCATACAGACTGTAGGCTGCGGTATATTGTTGATCTTCAATATGCCTATAAATTCCACAAACCAAAAAAGTTTGCTGCTGGAAAGTGGAGTCCAAGAGCCAAGCAGCTATACCGAGCCTTGCCTGATGATCTAAAAAAGATAGTAGATCAAAGGCAACGGCACTTATACAGACCAGTGAATAAGAGGAGTACAACGATTGACATTCAAATAGATGATGACACCCTTGCTTTGCTGAATAAGACAGCGGAAGACAGGCTTAAATATAAAATGATACACAGAGCCAAGAACATGCGTATCTCTAAAATGGATGATACGGAAGTTCTCTTAATAGGTTTACGTGGGGAGTATGCGCTGTCTAAATTCCTGGGGATCTCCAACAAGGCTTCACTCCGACACTCAAAGGGTGGTGACCGTGGATTTGACTTTGCCGTAAACGGAAACACTATAGAAATAAAAACCACTAGAACACCACTACTTATTATTAACAAAGACTACAGGAAACTAAAGAGTGATGTTGTAGTTGATGCTCAAGACGTAGCTCCCGATAAAATTAGATTCCGGGGGTGGGCTACCCGGGAAGAGTTCTATAATAAGTGTTATGACAGGGAGTACAGGTACAAGGATGCGAATGGCTGCAAGGTGAGAGATGTTATGGACCCTGAAGACTTGAACCCAATGGAAACATTAAAGGAATATTTAGATGCTAGAGAAGACACCGAGATGGGAGAACAGGAAGTACCTTGATTGGGTGGCAACACTCCCATGTGCCCACTGCGAATCAGAGGATGAGACTATCATTGCTCATCACCTAAAACACCGCTACGCACCGTGGTCTGGTGGCATAGCGTACAAGGCATCCGACTGGTTGACGATGCCACTGTGTTACTCGTGCCACGACAAGGCACACACAGGAGAGAAAGAAGTTGTGGATTGTCAAGCCCAACTTATCTTTAAGACTTTAGACAAAGCTTTTAGGGATGGTATAATACATGGATGAAGACAAGATGGAAGAATCAAAGATGTTCCTTGCGGAAACTGATGAGGAGTTTGCCACCCAATCAAGGTACTTCGTGTTCTCCCATCTCGGTGTCTTCTCTAGCAT